GTGCCAAGGGGGGGCCCGCTGGTTAAGCTATTTTCCCCAAGGCGCATGGCAAGGAGCCCTAGAGCTCCTTGTACTTCGCGATCGTGTTGATGTTCGCGAACGTGCGCGCAGCAGTGGAGTACAAGTATGGTATCAAGTAAGCCACTGTAGGATACAACACGCGCAACGTGCGAAGATCAACGCCGAAGATCCTCTTAACGTAGCCAGCGGCTACGGCCCAAGTGGCGGCACTATCTACACCACCAGGGACGACAGCTCCAATGTTAGGCGGTTGCGCACTCAAATAACCGAGGAACGCACCAGATGCATCACTGAGTGCACAATCAAGGATTGTGTCCGCAACATAGGACGCAGGCGTCGCAGCAGTGACATTATCTCTACACACGAACTCCATAGCGCCAACGGCACTAGGAGGCACTGCGTAGGCATTGCCCGTTGTTGGCGCCGCCGAACCGGTGAATAGGGGCACATTGCCCTGACCTCCAACCACTGTCGTCAACGCCGGCAAGACCGGTAGAGGCAACGAAGAGGCGGACGTCCCGGGATTCGAGATGAGAGTCGCAGACAGCGTTGCTGCTGCACCCTGCACCGGAATACACGGATTCACTAGACGGAGGGTATAACGAACGAACAAATCAAATGCGGTTGCTGCTGGGCTAATCGCGGCAATCATAAGAAAGCCACCATAGACCAGACGCTGAGAGTCGGAGTAACGGATAGCATCGGCGCAAAAGCGCTGACGTACCACGGAATTCATCTTGGCACAATCAACACGCATCGTCAAAGTATCCCAAACAGGACCAGATACGGCTCCATAGTTAGACATCAGTTGAGCTGGCGTCGTGGCAATGGTGTCGTCCCAGTCGTAGTCGAAGGCCAGGTAATAACGGCCGGTGGCGGTTGTTGGATTACCAGGAACGAGCCGGAACTCTAGAGAAGTAAACTCGTACTTCTCATAGAGACAGGCTACGTTGGACATCCATGGAAACAACGCGCCATTGGTAGGGTTAAGATCGAGCCCAGGGTACGATGCGGAAGGTGGGACCAAGGAAAAACTAGCCGCAGTAACGGAGAATGAGCCACAAAGCTCCTCTCTGCTAATGGTAGCATCGGTGACATTGAGGGTATTTTGGGTGGACCGCGCACTTGGCGCTATCCTAGAGGAGATGATCATTTTCGAGTCGAGCTGTTTGGAGCTCTTCCCGACTTTCTTGACGTTTTTCTTCATAACGCTCTTGTTCTGCAAGTATGGGATACCGGTGCAGCCCGGGACTGTACATCGTGTCAAAACCCCAGAGGGATGCGCCGTGCAGTCTCTCGGCATTTTGTTTAGCACGGAAGTATTAAAGCAGGGATCAGATGTTCTTATGGAGCTCGCAAGTAGGCCAGCATAGCTAGCACAACCCGTCCGCCCGCGAAGGACTTCTTCATAGACTCTCTACTACCGTTTTGGGCAATTAAATGACACGACCCCACTCTACTCAGCACAAAATAACTGATTTTACGAACTGGTCGCCTGGAACCTCAAGGATATCGTATGGCGAGACGCTCTGGAAATACTGCTCGAGGTAGATCTGGAGGTCAGGGACAATCCCAAACGCACGCCAGAAAGACACACGGGCAGCATCAGACACAGGGCGAGACTTGCTTTCGAGACCACGAGAGAGGCGATAAAACCCAGTTTCGAAAAACCTTGGATCGACGCGCTGTTTTGCGCGTCCTACAGAGCCTGCTAGGGAGACGTAGTACGATTGTACCACAGGGATGCCCGACGTGAGTGACAAACCGCACATCCCCACAGCATTCATTTGCGTGCGGAGTGCAGTACTGGCATACTCGTAGTTCATCATAGTGGCATCTTTAGACAAGGTCACACGAGGATCACGACACATGCGGACCTCGACCTCATCTACGTACACCGGTTGAGTCTGGCAAAATACCAGCTGCTCAAACACCTCAACCGGAGCCTCTACCTTCATAACAAAGCCAAGCTGTGCAAAATAATCGGGTATACCGGCCACAATTGGCAAGAGTTGGTCAGACTCCCCAATTAACATGCAGTCGTCCCCGTTATTAAACAGGCGAACTTTCGTCCACCCGTGCCCAGCCAAGCCATGCATATGAAGGTAACTGTGGACCATAGCAGACATGTCTAGGCAGTTGCCCATAGCTGTGTTCATATCACCAGAGCACCTCTCCCCGTCGACCACGTACTCGACGCATCCGTCAGATGTACGCGCAAAACCATGATTACGTAGTTGCCAAGACAGCAGCATACGCAAATGGTTGTCGCCCGGGTAGTAGTGTTCATAGATGCTATGTTCCCAGGAAAGCAGTGCACGGCAAACATGCTCGTCGAAACGACTCGCATCCAAGCCAATGCCCACTGGGCGTCTGTAGCTCGC